GGCTGATGGTGAAAATTCTAATCCTACTGCTCGAATTACTGCAATGGATAGAATATCCAAGCTAATGGGATTCGACGCTAAACAACAAGCCGACACCTCACAAGTGCAACATTCTGTGATGATAGTCCCAGCACCCTTATCTATTGATGATTGGTCGGCACAAGCCCAATCACAACAAGCCGAACTCTACAAACAGTTAGAGGCGAGTTTATGATTAAATTACAAAGCGGGTATTATCGCTATTCACTAAAAGACGGTATTACCTTCGTTAAGCATCGTTATCCAAATCTATTTGAATCCTCTATCTTACTCTCTCCTAGCAGCTTTGCGAGTATTGTGAAGGCGAATACGCCTGAAGGAATCTATTACTCGTTCTTTAAAACAACTAGCGAAACACTCGCTGACTTACACTTCCAATACGATATAGGCGGTCTTTGTGATTATTGATTCCGATGAAAAATTAAACCATGTTGCTGTCACACATCTCGCAGATACGTTAATTAAAACGATAGATAAACTAACTATCAATAAACGACTATCTTTTACTCAAAAACAAGTTATTGAAAATATGCGCGAACAAGGTGTTTTCAATGCAATCATGCTAGGACAATTTAAAAATGTATCAGTTAGCCATTTACTCACCCTATTTTCAGTATTTGATTGTGGTTTTGTAATCACACCAATACATAAAAAGGATTATGAAAAATTACACACCGACCCTACAACTAAACACTAATGATGGACGATGAATTTGAATATGCTCACGATGAGCTAATAGACGGTATAAACATAGATGATATTTTAGATAATATCGAACTCAATGATGAAGGATTGTTTAAGCTAAGACAGACTATCGACTGTGAGGATTATGATTTGATTGGGTGCTGGGATGATGAGTAGTGAAGCCTGTCGATATGTAGAAGGTAGTGTGATTCCTAGTGGGTATAAATTGCATGAAGGATTTTTGATTCCCAAGAGTACGAAGGTTGTTTTTACTCCAAATCAAGGCAGCCAAACCCTCGCTTTAAACTGCCCCAGTGACGAAATCCTATATTCTTCAGGGCGCGGTGTGGGGAAAAGTATTGCACAGTTAGCGCGGTTTAGACAAACAGTTGGATTAGGATACAAATCACATTGGATTGGAGTGATTATTGATAGGGGTTACAAAAACTTAGATAACTTGATAATGGAGTCTAAGAGATTATTTGGTGCATTCGATGATGGGGCTAAGTTTTATTCATCTAAAGGCGATTTAAAGTGGTCATGGAAATCAGGTGAAGTTCTAATGTTTCGCTCAGTTGAAACAGAAGACGACTACCAGAACCTACATGGTTTTTCTGTACCCTTTATTGGCATAAACGAGCTTACGTCCTATAGGGATTTGCGGATTTATGATTTATTGCTTTCTATCAATCGAAGTGGTTTTGTACCTGAAGACCACCCATTACCAGACGGAACAATTCTTCCACCAATTCCGATGTGTGTTTTCAGTACGACTAATCCCTCGGGCATCTCAGGGCTTGCCGTAAAGAAGCGGTTTGTTGATATTGGAAAACCAGGTCAGATAATAAAAAAAGAAACTGAAATTATAGACCAAATTACGAAAGAAAAGAAGATTATCACTAGAACAATTTGCCATATTCAAGGTCATTATACAGAGAATCCAAAATTAGACCAAACTTACATTGCATCTCTCTCAAACATACAGGACGCAAGGCTAAGAGCTTGCTGGGTGGACGGCAATTGGGATGCAGTTGCGGATGAATCAGGTATGTTTGCAAATGTTTGGAATTTTGATGCTCATGTTATCGACCCATTTGATATTCCAAAAGAATGGTCAATGGACAGAGTAATGGATTGGGGACAGTCGAGTCCCTCAGCAGTTATTTATTTTGCTGAATCTAATGGAGAAGATGTAATTCTTAAAAATGGAAAAACAAAATCAACTGTAAAAGGCGATTTGTTTATTTTTACGTCTATTTATACTTGTATGGAAGATAGATATGATATTGGGACAGATATTCTCCCACAAGAGTTGTCAAAACTAATAATTCAACACGAATTAGCGAATGGTATTTACGGTAGTGTCAAAGACGGTGTCTGCGATACTGCTATGTTTTCACAAATTAACGGTACTAGCGTATGCGGTTTAATGAGTCAGCACGTTACTATCGGAAATAAAGTTTATAAAGGCGTAACATGGCGAAGATTTGACGGTTTAAAAAAACCAGGTACTAGAGTAGATGGAATCACGTTATTTAAAGAAAGACTGTTTAATTCTATGGTGACAGAAAATAAAAATTATCGTGATAAACCTGGAATTTTCGTATTTAATAATGATGACAATCGAGCCTTTTTAGAAGTAGTGCCTTATATGATGCGGGATAAAAAGAATCCTGACGATGTAGATGGTCACAATGATCACCACCTCGACGTATGCCGCTATAAACTACTATCTTTAAACACAGGGAGTAAATCAGGAAAAACCCAAGGATTAACTTGACATGGTTTATATTTTGTGGTAGACTGTATTTTTAAATTATTTATTAGAGATATTCTATGAAAAACAAAATAACACCTTTGCCAGATTTAAAATTATTAAATGAAATGTTCACTTACTGTGCTGAAACTGGTTCTTTATTATGGAAAGAACGACCTTTAGAACATTTTAAATCAGAACGCTCGATGAATATATTTAATAAACATTATCCAGGTAAAGAAGTAGGTTCTACTTATACTAGCGGTTATAAATACTTTGATATTGGTGACGTTAGATATTTAAATCATAGAACAATCTGGAAACTTCACACTGGAGCAGACCCAGAAGGCATAATCGACCACATTGATAGAGATAAAACTAATAATCGAATTGAGAATTTAAGAGATGTTACATCTGCTGAAAACGGTCAAAATCGAGCGTCTAGCAGAAATACTTCTGGTGAGATTGGAGTTAGTGTTACTAAAAGTGGTAAATGGAAAGCCTTCTTGACTATCAAGAATAACATGATTAACTTAGGAGTATTTGATACCATTGAAGAAGCCAAATTAGCGAGATTGGATGCTGAAGAAAATAGACATCGTTATGATTATCTTGAAGCAAAAGAGATTGTTAATGATGTTGAATTAACTTTACAATATCTAAAAGAATGTTTTGTTTACGAGAGAGATACTGGTTTTTTATATTGGAAAAACAGACCTGACCACCATTTCAAAAATGCAAGCGGAGCTAATGCGTGGAACTCAATGTGGTCTGGAAAGAAGGCTGGTTATTTACTAAACGGATATTGGGGAGTAAAATTAGCATATAAGCCACAAAGGTTAAATAGACTTGTATGGTGGTTACACAGTGGTGAAAAGCCAACAGAAGCCGAAATAATCGACCATATAAACGGTGATGCTTTAGATAATAGAATTGAAAATCTGAGAATATCATCTTATCTTGAAAATTCAAGAAATAGAGGAAAATCAGCTAATAATACTTCTGGATTTAAAGGAGTTACTTGGAGTAAAAAAGTAGATAAATGGCAAGCAACTATTAGATTTGATAATAAGTCTAAATGGTTAGGCTATCACGACACACCCGAACTTGCTCACGCTGCCTACTGCAAAGCATCTACCGAATTACACGGTGAATTTTCAAATCACGGTTAAACATCTTGACACAAACAAACAATCTATGCTATATTCCACAAATCAACTTATTACTTATTAAATTTAGATATGGCTAATAACGAAAGAAACTCAAGTGGTGCAGGAAAAGGTGATAGAGATAGAATCTCTAATCGAAAATTGTATGAAGAAAACTTCGATAAGATTTTCAAAAAGAAAACTAAGCCTAACCCTGAAGATTACAAACAGTCATCATGGATAAATGAATCTTGCAATGACGAATGACAAATCGGAATAGACGATTATTAACCTTAAACTTTGGAGATTTGAAATGATTGTGACAGTAGCGTTGGAAGTAGGCGATGTGGTACATTTAAAGTCAGATGTGTGTTTAGACACCTTAATGACTGTGGAAGATATTACAGATAATGGTTGTGAAGAGCGTCATATAGATGTAGTGTGGATTAACGAATTAGGTGAAGTTTATCGTGATTCATTTGTCGAAAGCTGTTTGTCGAGCATTGAGTAATGAAATACATTACTGTGTTCGTAACATCGCTAATGTTAATGGCGTGTGTGCCTAGCAACCTAATCGCAGGTTTAACTGTTGCAGGTGAAATAGACACTATGGTGGTTAAAACGATTGCGACTGAGTATTGTAAGCTACCCTTAGAACTGCGACAACTTAATCGAGAGCGAATCAATAAAGATATTGCTCCGAATAAAATTGAGCTTACTTGTAAAGAGTAGACAGACGAAGCCGATAATAAATTATCGGCTTTTTTATTACGATTAAATCAATAAAAGTCTTGACAAGCGATACTCGCTATGATAATATCGCGTTGATTACTTAAATATCATATTTTTCAATACAACACAAGGATTTATCACAATGGCTTTAAAAGATTATTTGTCAGCAGTAAAAGTAGAGTTGGGTCAATTAGGTATTACACTCACCAACAACGAAGTACGCGATGTAATTGACGTTGTATTTGGTACTATCAATGACCAAGCGAAATCTGACAGCATTAAAATTCCTAACTTTGGCACATTCAAAACTAAAGTACGACCAGCTCGTGAAGCGCGTGTAGGTCGTAACCCATCTACAGGTGAAGCATTGGATATTGCCGCTGCGCCAGAGAAACCATACTTAGCGTTTAAAGCGTCTAAGCAGCTTGTATAGAATGGTTTAACAATAAGGGGTCTTAATCGACCCCTTAATTTTAATTTAACGATAGAAGGATAATAAATGAGTAATATATTTCATCAAATCGAACACGCAGCTAAAGATGCGGCTCACGCTGTAGAATCAGTCGCCACTAAAAAAACAGTAGACGCTGTTGTAGACGTACTCACATCACCTACGGCTGTCGAAATTGAGGTAGCTGTTGTGGAAGCAGCACTGTAATGAGTACGACATTATCATCACACCCTTTATATAATACGAGTATTGACGATTGGACGTTAATGCGAGATTGTTATAAAGGTGAAAAACAAGTTAAAAGTAAAAACGAAACGTATCTTCCTCCTACAGGCGGTCATATTTTAGACGGAATGTTATCGGGTCAAGAAGGACGCACTGCATACAATTCATACAAGCAACGCGCGGTATATCACAACTTTGTGCATGATGCCGTTGAAAGCTATATTGGTTTGCTTCACTATAAACCAACTCAAATAAAACTACCTCCTGAAATGGAGTTCTTGCGTGATAAAGCGACTATCAATGGCGATAACTTAGACCATTTACTTCGTAGATTACACGCACAGCAGTTCATTACAGGTCGTTCTGGTTTATTATTAGACATCGACTCAAGCGGTAGTGGTAATCCGTATATCGCAATGTATGATGCTGAACATATTATCAATTGGGACGAAGGTTCAGATAACGTAGGATTCAACGCGCTAAACTTAGTTGTGTTAGATGAGACAACATGGGTTCGTGAAGGATTAGGATGGTTTGAGCAACCTAAACATCGTGTATTATCGTTAGGTGATTTATTAACTAACGAAGAAGATAATCAGTCGAGCGAATATAAACAAGCGGTGTTGCTATATACTGACGGTTCACAGACACAAGAGAGTTTTGTCACGCCTAAGTTTAGAGGACAAACGCTAACTGAAATCCCCTTTGTGTTTATTAACTCGAAAGATATTCTGTGTACACCTGACGTGCCGCCGTTATTAGGACTAGCTAACTTATCGCTCGCCATCTATCGTGCTGAAGCTGATTATCGTCACACCTTGTATATGCAAGGGCAAGACACATTAGTTGTGATTGGGGGTGCTAGAAATGACGGTGAGGCTACTCGTATTGGCGCAGGTTCTAAGATTGATGTTGACCAAGGTGGAGATGCTAAATTCATCGGGGTGAGTTCATCGGGTCTAACTGAAATGCGACATTCATTAGAGAATGATAAGACTGCCGCTGTAACTAAAGCAGGTCAGTTAATGAACTCTAATTCTAAACAAGAGTCAGGTGACGCGCTTAAAACGAGAATGGCTGCACAAACAGCTAATCTAAATCAAGTAGCTGTGACGGCTGCTTACGGTTTAGAAGAACTATTGAAGAAGTGTGCTAGATGGATGAACTTAGATGATTCTCAAGTTAAAGTCATTCCTAATCTACAGTTCTCTGACAAATCTATGACAGGTCAGGACTTCGCACAGTTGATTACCGCGAAACAAACAGGATTGCTTCCTATTTCAGATGCTGCATTACACGAGATTTTACGTTCACAAAATATGACGAATATGACGTATGAAGAAGAACGTAAGCAAATGGATAGGGAAGAATTAGCTCCGCCTATTGAAGTAGTTAAACCAACGAATACACCGAGCGATGTCGCTCAACAATCGCCAATGTTGGCAAATAAATAAGGAAACTTAAAGATGGCTTTAAAATACGAAATCGATAGCTTAGAAGAATTAGACGCGAACCTTCACAATTTGTATGTACAAACAGGTGATAAATTTGTGTTGGAAGTGGAAGGAATTAAACCGTTATCAGAATTTAATAAAGTATATGGTGCGTTAGAAAAAGAACGCAACGATACTAAAGCAGCTAAACAAAAATTAGCAGCTTACGGTGATTTAGACCCTGACGCAATTAAGACGCAATTAGCTCGAATTACTGAATTAGAAGAACTCGCTAAAGGTTCTGCTATTGATGATAGTAAATTAGATGCTATGGCGAATGCGAGAGCGAATGCTAAATTACAACCTATTACCGCTGAACGTGACCAATTAGTCAAACAACTTTCTGTGATTGAACAACAAGTAAAGCGATACGAAGAATTAGACCGTACTCGTAGAATGAACGATGAGTTTACTGCTAAAATTAAAGCGGCTAAAATTGACCCTAGATTTGAAGAAACAGTCATGCTTAAAGCAGAACGATTATTTGTGGAAGCTGAGGACGGTAAATTCCTAACGAAGAATGACGTTGCAGGTGTGGTGGGTTATTTACCTTTTGATGTGTGGTTGAGTGAACAACAAGCGATGAACCCTCATTATTGGGGCGATAATATCGGTGGTGGAGCAAGAGGTTCTAGCGCACAAATGTATCAAGGTAACAATCCTTACATCGGTGGTGTAAACGGTAATGTGACAGAACAAATGCGTATCGAGCGTGAAAACCCTGCATTAGCTGCTCAGTTACAAAAAGCAGCTGCTTCTCAGAATAGAAAATAATTCTTTACTTATAACTAGAATTATGTGACAATATCCTCGTTTCATAACTTCTCCAGTTATAATGCAACAAACTTCCTAGTACAATATCCTCGTATTAGGAAGTTTTAAAAGTGATTTATAATATAGATTACTTTTAAAACTTCGGTTTGTTTGATGTGTGTTTCATTTTATTACTCCTACTCTAAAACCCTTTCTGAGGTATCTCATTAAGGGTTTCTTTTTACCTATCAAAAATAAATTTGACTTATCGTTAAAATAGTGCTTGACTTTTTATTCAAATTCCTGTACAGTAGCGTATAAATTCAACATGGTTTGAATCACTAAATACTAACTTTTTAATCACATGGGTGAGAAAAATATGAATACAATCACATAAACTAAATAAAGGATTTACCTCATGGCAGCTACACAAATTTCAGACATTATTGTCCCACAGAGTTTTACCGCATATACACAAGTCTTAACTGCTCAAAAAAGCAAACTCATTCAAGCAGGTGCTGTACAGCGTTCTGCGTTCTTAGATAACTTCTTAGCGGGTGGCGGCAATATCGTTACTTTACCTGCGTTTAAAGACATCAATGACGGTTCAGTTATCGATTCTAACGTAGCAACTGACGATACAACTACTTCAACTGCTGCTAAATTGGGTTCATTGCAAGCAGTTGTTCATCGTATGTCGCGCAACAAATCATGGTCAGTTTATGACTTGGCTGGTGATTTGGCTGGAGCTGACCCTGTACAAGCTATCTTAGGTCGTGTATCTAATTTTTGGGCTATTAACACACAATACTTGGTTGTCCAAGCATTGAAAGGTGTGTTTGCAGCTAACGCAGCATCTAACTCATCTGACATGATTGTCGATAAATCTGGCGCATCTTATGTGGCAGGTACAACTGATTTCCAACCAAAATGGTTCTTGAACACACTTGCTAAAAAAGGTGACGCATTCGGTAGCTTATCTACCTTGTATGTTCACTCACAAGTGTATTTCAAAATGTTGGAACAAAACTTAATCACATTCCAATTGAATTCTGATTTGAACACTAACGTAGCGTACTACATGGGCTTCAAAGTAGTCTATGATGACGGCTTACCTAATGCAGCAGGTGTGTTCACATCCTACATCTTAGGCGATGGCGCAGTTCAATTAGGTATGGGTTCGCCTAAAGTTCCAACTGAAGTATTCCGCGACCCATCAATGGGTACAGGTTCAGGCTTAGAAACACTTTACAGTCGTATCGAATTAGCGATTGCACCTATTGGTCATTCGTATGCTGGTACAACGACTATCGGTGGTGCAAGTGCGACTGCATTAGCAACTGCTGGTAACTGGTCACGAGTGTATCCAGAAAGCAAACAAGTTCCAATGTTAGCTTTGGTAACACGCGAATTCTAAGACTAGCTCCTAACCACCTATTAACGTAGGTGGTTAGGATACCTTAATTCATATAGGAATATAAAATGAGTTTATTAGATACACTTAAAGGTTTTAGTCCAGAAGACGATTCGTTGTGGACAGATGACGGTTTGCCATCTATTGACGCTGTGAAGGCTGCGACAGGTGATAAAAAAGTAACCCGTGAAGCTATCAATAAAGCAGCGTTAGGTTTAACGAGAACTAACGTAGCTGAATATGTTGCGCCTCCTGAAGCCAATGTGGTTGAAGTCGTCGCCGCTCAACCTACTGTGACAGTAGAAGAAGCTCCTGTAGCATTAGAAGGCGTGGCTGCGTTATTAGCAGAGATTGAAGCTGTTAGAGCGACTATTGCGGCTAAACAAGCAACCGCAAGTGACATCGCAAAAGAAGTTGCGGCATTAACAGTGCAGTTGAATGTGTTAGAGTTAAAAATTCCAGTCAGAGAACTTTATCTTGAAAATGAACGTAAGAACATTGAAGGTTTTGCAGCTCGAAGCGAAAAAGAAACACAGGAACGATTAGCTAACATTGCTAAGTTAGAAGCATCTGGTTTGTCAGTAGAACAAATTATGGAATTAGTACCTAAACAACAGGTGTTAAATTATGCCCGAATCATCTGATACGTTTTTCAAAACCGTCACATTAGATGCTAATGGTTCATCGGCGACTGTTGCCCAAAGCAATTCTACTACGACTGTAAAACGAAGCGTTGCATTATACGCTCCTGCGTACTCTACAATCGCTATTCACATTTCAGGAACAGCTACTGTTGTGATTAAGACGAATCCGTTTGGCGACCCTGCTAAGGACTTCACAATTAAAACAGTGACAGCAACAACACAAGAGGTCGTAACCTCCGCAAATTATTATGTGTTAGATGTGACGGCTGTAAGCGGTACTGTAACTGCCGTACTTATCGAATGTGACGATTAAGATATGCACAGTATATTAACATCTGCTAGTGACCATTTGGCAACAACCTCCGCTGCAATCGTTAGCGATGGTTTAGTTATATTTAAAGTAATGGGCGATGTTCAAATATACGCATTATCTTCTGAGTGTTATACGAGTAATGATGCTACCGCGAGTAGATTTAGATACGGTATAACGTCTAAGTCAGGTGTGAGCGATACATTCAGCGGTCAAACAGCATCGCTCGCAAATGCGGTTGCTGGTACGGTAATCGCATTAGATAACACAACACTATCATCTGCACCTGCGGTAAACACCACAGGGATTGCATTAGGGATTGATTCCAGAGGAATTAGAATACCGTCAGGGGAGATAAAAATAACTGTTTCAGGTGGCTCAACCACAGGAACTTGGCGACATTATATTAGATATGAACCGTTAGAGAATGGTGCATATATTACGGAAGGATTTTAATAATGCCATTAAAACAAGGATACAGTCGTAAGACAATTAGCAAGAATATCGCTACTGAACTAAAAGCTCACCCAAAGATGAAACAAGCTCAAGCAGTTGCGATAGCATTATCCATCGCTAAGAAAGCAAAAGCTAAGAGGAAATAATATGTTTGAAACTAACTTAGTAGTTAAAGAGCTACCAGACGGTAAAAAACAGTTGATGCAATATCTTATTTATAACAATGGTATTAGAGATATTGTCGTCCCTATCGGATTTGTGACTGATTATGCGTCCATTCCAAGATTACCTATTGTCTTTTTATTGTTTGAAGGATTAGCCAATAGAGCTGCTACGTTGCATGACTTCTTATATTCTAACCCTGAATTTAGTCGCAAATACGCAGACTCTCAATTCTTAAAAGCGATGTTAGAAGAAGGAACACCTAAATGGAAAGCGAAGTGTGCTTATTGGGCGGTAAGACTGTGCGGCGGTAAAGTCAGATACAACGCTTATAAAATAACTAACGAGTAGGACGAATTTATGGCATTTATAGTTGAGGACGGTACAGGTATTGTAGATGCTAATTCATACACTACTATTGTGTTTGCAAATGATTATTTCTCTGAAAGAGGTAATTCCGTATGGGCTACTTATACTGATACTCAAAAGCAAGAAGCGTTGATTAAAGCAACTGATTATATAGAGCTTCGTTATAGAGATTTGTTTAAAGGAAAGCAATACTTATCGACACAAGGATTATCATTTCCTAGATTAGTTAATGATACCGAAGCGTTAGATACCTTTATTTATGACACCGTAGACCCTACGTTAATTATCGGTGTCGTTATTCCTAAGTCTATTCAGCGAGCAGCTTGTGAATATGCAGCTCGAACATTCACAGGGGCATTGGTTTCAGATAATTTAAACCAAGAAGGTGTGTCAACAAGAGTAAAGATTGGTCAAATCGAAAAAGAAATTACCTATCCGACACAAAGTAGACCTGCTAAACAATTCGCAAGCTACCCTGCTGCGGATTCATTATTAAAACGATATTTAAAATCAACATCATCAATGGTGGTACGCTAACATGAATTGGTCAGAATTAGTATTAGTTGCAGATGATATTATAGGTGAATTCGGGCAATCTATCACTTTGTCGAGTAATTCTTATGGTGAATACGACCCTGACACAGGATTAGTTACGAATACCGTAGCGACTGTTCAATCAACAGGCGTTTTGTTTGATTACGGTGAAAAAGATATTAACGGTACGACGATATTAAAAGGGGATAAAAAATTGCTTATCAAACCATCAGGGATAAGCTCTATATCTACAAATGATATTGTGACTGTTAATTCAAAAGATTATCACATTGTTACTGTGACTGAAACAAATCCTGCGGGAACTAATTTACTATATGAATTAAATGTGAGAGGTATTTCATAATGAAATTCAATAAAGCCGCATTACTATCTAATCTAACGGAACAAACACAAAAACAAGCTAAAGTTGTGGTAGATTCTGTGTTAAATCAGATAGTAGACGGCTTAATGTTTCATTCCCCTGTAGGACAACCTGATGAATGGAGTCGTAATCCACCTAAAGATTATGAACAAGGGAAATATAAGGCGAATTGGCAATACGGGTTTAATGAAGCTAAAACAGGTGTGTTAGATATGCGAGATGAATCTGACATGATGAAGCTAAACTCAAGTACATCTAAGTATTTGAAGAAGGAAATAAAAGTTAATAAGAACATCGTAGGCACACACCATTTCACAAATAATGTGTCTTACGCAGAAGCAATTGAATTTGGCTCAGCTATTCACAATCCACAAGCGCAATCAAAACCTCATGCCGTAGCAGGTAAGGTTGCTCAAAACATAGAATCGTATATCGCAAAAGCTAAAAGCGGAGTAGTAAAATGAGCCTGATTGATATTCGCTCGATGCTAGAAACACAGTTAAACACACTTACTCCAAAGGTAAGCACCCAATATGAGAACGTAACCTTCACTCCTGTGACAAATGTTCCGTATCAATCTGTAAATTTAATTATGAATGAGCCTGATGACCCCACAATAGGTTCGTCGGGATTATACCGAGAAAAGGGATTTTTTCAAATTACACTTCGTTACCCTTTAGGTAATGGAACAACACAAGCAATGACCCAAGCTGAGGCAATTCGTCATATTTTTGCTCAAGGCACGGTCTTAACTAAAAACGGGTTCAGACTAATTTGTACTCGTACACCCTACATTCGCGTCATGCCTAACGAGGTAGACCGATTTGTCGTCATTGTGAGATGTTCTTTCACTGTTGACGTTTATACTTAATCGATTAAGAAACAAGGAATTATATTATGGCTATGACATCTATTGCTAACGGTATTTTTAAACAACTAATTTTTGTTCCTGAAGCTGTAAATGCAGCAGGTATTAGTGATTTAGGTACTATTGCAACCACATCTACTACATTATTCGCATATACTGGTAGCATCGCAACCACAATTACAGCGGCAGGTAGTGATGAAACGACTATCGTGTTTCCAACAGTATCGACGGCGGGTATTTTACCGAAAGGTTCTACATTAACATTTAGTAATAGCGCAACAAAATACTATACTGCCGCAGATGTAACTATTGCACTGGGGACAAGTGTATCTGTAACAGTAACGCTTACTGACTCTTTAACAACTGCACTAACAGCAGCAACTGGCGCGACATTATCAGTTCAAAACAGTCCGAAAGCAATCGTTAGAATGTTACGACGAGTTACCTCGAATATCGACTTGAAAAAAGCAACCTATTCGTCTAATGAAATTCGTACCGATGCTCAGTTAGCCGATTTTAGACATGGTGGTGTTAGTGTCGAAGGGTCTATTAACGGAGAGTTGTCTGGTAATACATATCAAGATTTAATGGGAGCTGTGCTTCGTAAAGATTTTAAAACATCTATATCGAAAGCAATTACAACAGGTGCTACCATCGCTGCTACAACAGTAGCTAATACGGCTTCTGGATTAGCCTTTACTTTGACGTTACAAAGTTTAGGTGACTTAACATTATCTAACTCGGCATCTGATAAGCTACGAACTGGGGATATTGTTTGGTTTGATGGCTTAGGCGCGACATACGCTAATAATACATATTGCCCGCTAATTATCCTTAACATTACTTTAAATGCTACAACAGCAGTATTAACATTGATTCCTGTAGTGAAACCTGCAGCATGGACAGATATAACTACTGGTGCTACGTTAGGTATTGTTAATTACGAAGTTTTGGGTAAAAAATCGTATATTCCGTTGACAGGACATACTAAACGCTCTTTCCAATTTGAACATTACTATAAAGACGTATCTACAGCAGGTGCGCTTAATGCTTCAGGTGTGTTAGCTTCCGAATTGTTCGTCGGTTGTAGACCTACTCAGATGTCAATTAAGTTACCATCAACAGGTCTTGCGACTTGTGATTTTACAATCATGGGTCAGCGTATGAAAACACCTACTGACTACTCACAATCATTTGTGGGTGAAAAATCATTACTTGAAAATATCACTACTTCAACTCCTTTAGATTCTGGTGTTGACCCTATTTTCTCAGCAGCTGTAGGTTCAATCTATATGCGCGACAAAGTAGGCGGTACTATTCAAAAAGTAGGTTTAATCACATCTTTCGACTTCACTGTGAATGGCAATGGTTCAAAAGCTGACGTAGTAGGTTCTGACCAAACACCTGATATTTTCTTAGGTAAAATTTCGGTTTCAGGTAACTTGTCAATTTACTTCGTTGATACAACTTGGCGAGATGTGTTCTACAAAGAACAAGAAGCATCGTTAATCGCTGTATTTACATCTAACTCAGTCGGTGACAACACTACAAAATGTTTAAGTGTGGTTATGCCTAGAATTAAAACAGGTGGCGCATCTAAAGATGACGGCGATAAAGGTCTTATTATGACAGTCCCATTCACTGCGTTATTAGGTGACGGAACTCTTGGTTTTGAACCAACTACATTGCAAATTCAAGATTTCAGCTAAAAGTTAATACGGTTTAAAGAAAAGCCCTCACTTAAGAGGGCTTTTTGTTATGTGGTGATTATAATAATTATGAACGTCCTGTATCGGAATAAAATACTTTTTACCTCCTTTAGGAAGTTCAAAATATGAATTTGGAAATTTACCAGCTCTAATCCTGCGCCCTATCGGAGCTTTTGTTAAGTTCAATAATGTTGCCAGCTCACAAGTATCGAATACAGTGTCAGGAGGCAAGTGCTTAATGTTATTGATGTATAGCGGTAATTCAGCGGATATAGATTTTTGTAGTTTACAGGATTTTAGTTTACCCCTAGTGTCATCAGATACTTTTCGACCTAACTGTGCTAATCTCATGTTTAATTTTGCTTCGTCAGTAGCTTTCATGCCGATATGCGACTGCCTAGTTTTCTCTTTATGCTCCTCGGATTTAGGCTTACCTTTTAATGCTTTTGATATTTTAGCATTCGTTTCATCTGAATTAAACACTCCTAATTTTCTCAGTCTATTAGCTTCTATTTGAGCAGGAGTTCTTTTAACGCCTCTATTTTTATCACCTATTTTTCTTTTAACATCGTCCGACATTGCGTGATTATCACCTCCCAATTTTAAATTATATCCGTTTGGAACTAAAGTATTGTGTTCTTTAATATAAAATTCTTCATACTTATTAGCTTGCGATAATGTCAAATCGCTTAATATAATCCTATGTGTAAACGACTCCCACCCATATTTATTAACGCTGTCTTTAATCGCAGTACACCCACTATATGGCTTACTGTGTTCTCGCATACGCTTTTTATAATTACAAGTTTGACCAATATACGACTTTCCACTTGGGCTTGTAATCATATAAATACAATGTTTTCGTTCTTCTAAATCACTCATCATAAACTCCCAAATAAACTTTATACATATTATTCAATAAAACGCTTGACAAAATTATACCTACTATGTTATTATCGCGTGTATTGCAATTATGCAATAAAATTCTAACATAACTCTTGGAGATAAACAACATGGCAATTTCATTAAGTTCTTTAAACATTGAAAAAGCAAGTGACACCCCTTTTAAATTAGCAATTATTGATGAGCAATCAGGTCAACCGACAGGTATCGAAATTGATATTATCGGTGAACACAGTAAAGTGATTGCAGATTTAGTTGCTAAAGCAGTAAACGGTAAACGTGAAGCAGCTCGAATCGCTGCTAAAAAAGGTAAAGATGCCCCTGCTGAAAAAGTAGAAGATGACATTTTATTTGGATACGAATTGGCAGCTAAACGTATCGTCGGTTGGTCAGGTATCGAAGAATCGTTTACCGCTGAAAACGCATTAGAGTTAGTGAAAACTAATCCTGTAATCCGTGAACAAATTATGACGGCATCAGGCGTTGTGACTAACTTCACAAAGTAATTTCTTATCTCCTAAGAAAAACTAGCGAACCTCGTTAAACTTTTTGTTGACGAGGTTTTCTTTTGTGTGGTAGAATGTGTAAAGTGCTTGACATTTTATAAAAAGTATGAAATAATACTTTTTATAGTGTCTCAGCACTAGAACATAAATATCAAAAATTCTTTATTCTGGCGGTTGGGTTTTATATTTTGTACCCTCTGAGAGCCGCCACCATAAAGGAACATCTCATGAAAGATTTAATCCCTGTAGTACAACAAACTATCAATAATTCAGAAGTAAATTCAGTTTCAGCTAGAGAGCTTTATATTGGCTTAGGTTTAGCAAAAGCGGCTTGGTCAAAATGGTCTGAAAAGAATATAGTTAATAACGAATTTTTCTTAGAAAATAAAGATTGGGTGGGGTTCAACCTTGAGTTGAACGGTAATGAAACCCGTGATTTCGCAGTATCTTTAGATTTCGCAAAGCATATTTCGATGATGGCGAAAACTAAGAATGCTCATGATTACCGAAACTACTTCATCGAGTGCGAAAATAAACTCATTTCACAAAAACCTATTGCGATAGCTATGACGCCTAAAGACGCACTCCCTTACGCAGAAGGTTATTTAGCGTTTGCTCAGTTACTTCAAGTACCACTTCACTCGGCTCAGATTGAATGTGTTAAATTAACTTACAAAGAAACCAATGTTGATTTTACACCTCTATTAAAATTAGCTCCTGCACAAGACAATATACCGTCAGATGTGTTGATGCTAGAACCAACTGAATTAGGTAGAAAATTCGGTTATTCTGGAGCTGAAATGAATCGCGTCTTAGAACGACTTGGATTACAAACTCGACCTAATGGTAAAGATTGGATTCCGACATTAGAAGGTGAGCAAATTTCGTTTTATCACAGTTGGAATAGATTTGGTAAGTCTGGTTACAATTACAAATGGAATGTTTCAGAAGTAGAGAAACTATCACCTAAACCTCTTTAATATCATTTGAACCTAGCTTATCACAATGATAGGCTAGGTTTTTATTTATCCGCACTACTTGACTTTTACCCTCATTTATGAAATAATAATTAGACCTACTCCATGTCTAATTATCAATAATATGCAATCTATAGATGAAACACCTATCGAATTTGAAGTAATATCTGAAATAACGGGGAGACCTATCGACTTGCATATCTCTGTGACATCTGCACACGCTAAAGCCGTTAGCAGTCTATTAAAATCAAAGCTCACACAAATTCAACGAATTAACGACTTGCATGATAGCGCGAGTATTCCTATCGCTAATGATTTGGAGTTAGAAATACTATCAGCTGCGGGTAGAATTGTGGGTTGGAGAGGTATTGTTGAACCATTCACAAGGGAGAATGCGATTATACTGTGTTCAACTAACCCGTATATTCGCCAACAAGTTATCAATGTGTCGAATGACATTTCTATGAAACTAGAGGAGCATATTGCTTCCTTAGTGAAATACGCAGAACATGAATTAAAACTATCTGAAAAGCAAAAAGATGGCTCAACATTAAGAGACGCTCTGACTTCTCTATATCGAAACCACGGTATATCAGACCCGCTGCTAGAGCCTATAGAATTTGCAGCTTCCATGATTTACTTGTGGGAACATTTTTTAAATTTAAATTCTACACGCCCTAGCGGAATGAGCATTGGCTCAATAACCTATTCGGAAATCAAAGCCTATTGTGATATGAACGGACTTTCATTTAGTCCATTTGAGGTTCGTATTATTAAAATGCTCGATAGAGTATTTTTAGACCATTACAATAAACAATCAGAAAAAGAATCTTCTTCTAACAAATAAAAGGAACAAAACTATGTCAAGTGGCGAATTAGGCGGTACAGTATCATTATCACTCAAAGTAGATACAGGAGATAGCGATAGTCAGATAAACAAAACCGTTGAAAAAGTAGACCATTTAGCTAAAATGGTCGAGCGAATTGAGCAAATGAATGTTAAATTCTCATTTGACCAAACCTCTACAAATGCGTTGACTAAACAGCTAGAAGGCGTAGAAGCACTCATTAACAAATTAAATAATAATAAATTAGTTGTGCAAGTAGATTCAAATTCTTTTTCAGGACTCACTACTGCTATTGACACTTTATCAACTAAAGTAGGTGAATTAGGAAAAGGCTTCGGTGCTGCTTTAGCAGAAGGAGCTAAACAAGGCACGTCTACTGTGACAGAAGAGCAGAAACGGATTACTGATACCATACGGACTGAAAACTCACTTCGTTTATTAGAAGCACAAACTGCATCTAAATTAGCGATTGCAAATGCGAAAGCGGAAGCTGCTGAAATAGCTAAAATTAAGAAAGAATCTGCATCACAATCATCATCAAAAGGCGGCTCATTTGATTTAGATAGTGCCAAAGCGATGATAGAGGTAAAACAGTATTTTTCAGAATTAAAAGCAGCTACCTTAGCTGGTAAAACTGAGTTAATGAATACGCTACAAAACTCCATTATGGAATCGCAAGCGAGGGTAACAAGTGGTAATAAAATAGAATTAGAGTTACATAGACAGAATTTAGTTCTTCAATATACTGAAGAACAAGCTCATACTAGACGCATGACTGAGGAGTATAATCGTCAGACACAGGTTGCGTTAGCTGCTGCAAAAGAAAGAACCAAAGCAGTATCGACTACAGCTATCACATCGTCAATAGATACTACTGAGGATTTAGCAAAATATAAAAGCTATCTCGCTGCTCGAAATGCGGCTGAGAAAAAAGGCAATGATGAATTAGCAATCAGCTACCAAGCCGCTGCTAATGTGATTAGAACCACGCAACTATCTGCAATTCAATCAGTAACAACCGCATTAAACAATGAAATAACTACACTCCATTCTCTCCGTGACGCACAAGTAAGTTTAGCTACCGCAAACAATTCAAATAGTTCCGCAGTCGTAAATCAAATTAACCGTGAAATCGAAGCCTTAGAAAGACGAAACATTGTAGCGCAACGTCAAATGAGCGGATTCAATGTTGCTACACAACGAGCTGATTCATCACGTCAACTTTCGCAAGAATTACCACCTTCGACAAGTTCTAGTAATCAAACCTCAGTCATCAACGAACTCTCAAACAGCTTAAACAAACTCCAACAAACTTTAATGATGGTCGGTGTGGCGATGTCAGGTCGTCAGATTATGGACTATGCTGATAGTTGGGTGCATTTCCAAAATGCAGTTGCGATGTCTACAGAAAAAACAGGTCATGCTGCTGAAATGCAAGAACGATTGTTTAAATTAGCTCAAGATAATCGAGTTCCTCTTGAAAGTTTAACTTCCGTTTATTTGAGAATGTCACGGGCGGCAGAAACATTGAATGCTTCACAAGAAGATACAGTGAAGTTAATTGATGTTGTGACTAAATCACTTGCTATCATGGGAACTAGCCCTAATCAAGTTAGAGGTGGTTTACTTCAGTTAGAACAAGCGTTCGGCGGCGTCTACGTCAGAGGTCAGGAGTTCAAGTCTATCCTTGACAGTATGCCACTTGTGATGAAAGGAATCGCTGACCATTACATGGAAGCGGCAAAAGAAGTTAATTTATACGAAGCACAGATGCGTGGAGCATCTAAAGCCGAATTAGATGCTATTGCGACCCAAGAAGTACATAGACTTTCTATTGCAGATACTCGTAAAATGATGCTTTCAGGCAATATGTCATCTGAAGCATCGTTTAAAGCCTTATTAAAAGCACAAAGCGAAGTAGATGATAAATACGCTAAGTCGCATAAAACATTCGCACAAGGGTTCACAGAACTAGATAACGCATTCACCAAATATGTGGGTAATTTTAATACTGCCACTGATGCAAGCGGTAATTTTTTCACTATGATGCAATCTATCGGGAATCATTTACCTGAACTCGTATCAGGGATTGAACTGGTTGCAGGTGCAATGATGCTAATGGCAATAAACGCTAGAGCAGCTAAAGTTGCAGTCGGTGAAGCTACTGCTGCCACAGCACTACTCGCTCGTAATCCTATAGGATTATTAGCTGTCGGAGCTGTTACCGCAGGTACTTATGGGTTTCAAAAAAATCAAGAAGAAGAAGCTAAGAAGTCCGATGAACAGAGAACTGTTGCTCGTATTAGAGAGCTAAACGCCTCTATTAAAATGCACGATGAACAAAACAGTATCGCGGCTAATGTGTCTAGTGTTTTAGGATATAATAGAGATGCGGCGGTAAAAGAACTAGAGAGCTTAAATAAAACACTAAAAACACTTAGAGAAGCTAAAGCCGAATCAGAAATTTTAGCGGAAGAATCTGCTAAAAAAGGTACTCGTACTAGAGATGAAGAATTCGCATCGGTAGCTAAAGCGGCTGAACTTGCTTTAAATGTGGCTAAAACAAAAGAAAGTGAATTAAATCAAGAAACGATAAAAGCGAACGAAGTATTAAAAATACAACATAATTTGTTAGATAGCTTATACACTAAAAAAGAGAAAGGTCATGATTTATTATCACCTGAACTAAAACAAAGGTTAGGTACACCTGGTACAGAAGACTATTACACTAACCTTGATAAAATGTTACCTAAAGGTAAAGCTGAGGAAATCCATGCTGCCGCTGTAGCAATGTATGATTTAGCAGAAGCAACTAAAAAACAAAAAGAACACGAATCTAAATTAGCACAAGCAAGAGAATCAAAAGATACGACTATTACGTCAATGATGCAATCGGTAGAATCTAGCTCAGTTAAACTTAATTCCGCAATCGAGTTAGCGAGTGCTAAGAACCCTGTGAAGTTGTCGTTTGTGATGGACGAAACTAAAGTTGCTAAAAAAGTAGCCGATTTAAAACCTTTAATTGAAACCGCTGCTCAAAAATATAATTTTCCTGCAAATGTGGTAGCGTCAATAATAAACCATGAAAGCGCAGGGGAGAATATCCATACGAAGTTAATTCCACCACCAGGACAAAAATACACGGCTGGCGGAGTTGGTCAAATTACCGACCCTACTGCAAAAGGTTGGGGATTAAAAGATAAATATAATATCCCTGAAACAGTAGATGTGATGACCCGTGAATTAGGGAAATTAGCAGTTAAGTACAACTCAATGGAAAAAGCCATTGCTGCGTATGCTCAAGGTGAAGGAGGTATGTCGAAAGGTCTAGGCTTTGATTATGCTAGAGCGAGATTGTCCGAAGTGAGCAAAATGAGCAGCTCTGGTTCTCATGACCCTGCACAAAGCAAAGAAGTCGTTGCTGCATTAGAAAAACAAGCACAACTTAAAGGTTTAATCGCACAATATGATAAAGCCTTGCGCGATGGTGACGTTGAAAAATCAATATCTATTAAGAAAACTTTTGATATTGAAATGCGTAACTTAGGGTTATTGAAAAGCGAATTTACAGCACAAGAAGCTATTAATAAAACTAAGCAAGATGGTCTACGAGCTGAAACTGCTGAAACAATGAAGCTATATGCAATTAGACATCAATTCGATAATAAAGATGCACTAAAAGATATTGAGTTAGCACGTTCAGGTAGAATCAATGCACTTGTAGCAGATAAAGGAATGTCAGCTATTCCTGACTTACAGGGTTCTCGAAACTTGCTCAAATATCAAGGAATTTACGCATCTGAAGAATTAGCTAATGTTCAAAAACAAATTGATTTAGAAGCTAAAGCGAATGTTGAGCTAGGTCAAAACGAAGCTCGTAATCAACGTATTGTTAAACTAGAAGAACGTAAATTACAATTACAGTTACAGCTTAATTCTGCCACTCAAGGTATGACACAATATGCGAGAGCTGAAGAACAGTTGTTGTCGAAATCAGCAGAGCATTTGAAAAAAATTACTTCAGAAAACGAAGCTGCTCGATATAAGACAGGTACTAGACAAGGTGCAATTGATAGCTTAATTAATGAAAGAGATAAAGCAAAAGTCGAACTTCGTCCTATAGACCCTGCTGAAGCTAAGAAGTTTGACGCACAGTGGAAGGAATACTTCTCTAATAAATCAATGAAGATTAAATTAGAGTTTGATAAAACCGATTTACAAGAAGCTCTCGCTCAAATGAATGTGTCGGCTAAATTACTTGCTGAAACATTTGGTTCTGTTGGAAAAGCAGTTGGTGATGTTGGATTATCGTTAGTATCAATGCTAGAAGCAAATACTCAAAATGTAAATGCTGCTCAACAATTAGACCAAAGCTATACTAATCAACGAAAAGAAGTTAAATCGAAAGAAAATAACACGAAAGAGTTAGCTAAATTAGATGCTGATTATGCGAAACAAAAATCTAAATTAGACTTAGATTCAGCTCAAGCAACTATCGGCGGATTCGCAAGTATCGCGGGTGCTGCATCACAGATGTTTAGTAAACAGTCTGCGGGTCGTAAAGCGTTACACGCTGTAGAAGTCGGATTACACACAGTTGAAATAGCGATGTCGCTTGCTCGCACTGTGGTAAAAGTAGCGGAAGGCGCGTCTAGTATGTTCGCTCAAGGTGGTTTTGCGGGCTTTGCTGGCGTGGCTGGTATGATGGCTGTTATGGCAGGGTTAGGGTTCGGCTTATTAGGTGGAAGCAGCAGCAAACCAGTCGATAATACTCATGCTGCTAGTTCAGAAAAAGGTACTGTGTTAGGAGATGCTGACGCTACAAGTAACTCTATCACAAACATAATTAAAGCCCTAAATGACATTCACGCTAGCGAATACCCTGAATTAAAGGCGACTGCTGATGCAATGCGTAATTTAGGGGGTTCTGTGAATAACTTAACTACTAAATTAGCGATTAGCACTAATTCGTTCACAAACATGTCAGCAGCAGGGACATTTACTAGACCGAATCAACCTGCCGCAGTAAGCCCTAATGGTTCTGTAGGTATGCAAGTTGGCGGATTAGCTGCGGGTGCGGCTTTAGGAGCAGTGACTAGCGGCGGTTTAACTGGAATGGCGGTAGGTGCATTAACGGGGATGTCAGCGACAGCCGCTGCTGGTAGTATCGGTATGGGTATGGGTGCAGGTATAGGTTCAGGAGCTATCGCTGCTGGTGGAGCTGTTCTTGGACTTGTGGGAGGTTTAGTTATCGCAGGTTTAGTAATGGGCTTAGGTAAGCTACTAGGTATCGGTAAAACTAAGATTACTCAACTTGGCGAAGGTATGGTGGTGTCGTTTAGCGATTTCTTTGGTCAAGGAATGGAGCAGTCGATGAATGCCCAATCTTGGGCTAAATGGGAGCTTAAAACAAAAGGTTGGTTTAGCTCTAGTAAACGCATAGTTGAAACCTACGGAGCTTTATCAAGCGAATTAACAGGCTCTTTACTATCCGTATTCGGCAATCTGCAAACTGCTATCTTAACAGGTGTGTCGACACTAGGTATAAACGACTTATTAGCATCTAAGTTAGATAACTACAATCCTGCTGCGTTACGAATTGATTGGAAAGAAGCTAAGGCAAAAGACGCTAATTTAGATGTAGGGAAATATCTATCTGACCAAATATCAGCGTACTCTGACCGTATAGCCACTGACATTTTTGGAAACCTATTAGGTCGATTCCAAAAAATGGGCGAAGGCATGCTTGAAACTGTGGGTAGATTAGCTATCGGAGCAAGTGTAGCAATTAGCGGTTTAGAAAAACTAGGTATTTCTATTAAAGAAAAATTAGTAGGTAATCCCATGGCAATAGTTGAATTCTCAAATGCCATGACTGAATTGTGGGATTCAACAGGTACAGCTAAGGATGGTGTTAAAAACTTATCGGATGCGTTAAATGCGTTTTACGATATTACGACATCGGCAGGGGATAAATTAACCGACTCATTTACAAAAATAACATCTTTGATTGCACAGTTTAATACGAGAAACCCTACTTCTGAGATGACAGGCTTATCTTCGAGCAATATCACGGGTAATGACTTGAAAAAAATGTTGGATGTTGAAACAGATAATTTAGCCAAAGCGTCTATTAAATTAGGTAATGTTAGTAAATTAGCTGAACCTGTGGGAACTTACGCTGCTCCAAAATCAAATGCCGCAGATATATCATGGATGGAACAATATAAGTCTATATGGACATCTTATTTAGGCACGAGTAAGTTCGATACTATGACATGGGATACGGTTAAGAATGCAGACCAGATTAAAGCTAAAATTGGCGTTAATGATTTGTGGAAAGCATTGAACGAATTGCTTGATGCTAATAGTGCAATGAAAGCGGCTGCTAAAACAGAACTCGACGCATCAGGTCAAGGTATTACGACACCAAAAGAACTAGCGTCCGCGATGCAACCGTTACAAGATACGGTAGACGAACAAGCTAAAGCGCAAGCATCGGTATTAGCTATTACACAATCATATCAAGCTATCCTAGCAAATAGAAACACTATTTTATCGTCAGAAACTAATATATTAAAGCTAAACTCAACCTTATTGGAACAACGACAATATCAGATTAAGAAAGAGCTAGGTGTCTACGACCCTTCTACTAAAAAGTTCGATTTCAGCGCATTTAATACTAATCAAAATATCAGAAACTCAACTGATTTTGCGCTAACTCCGCAGACATTGCGACAGTATGAAGATTTTACAAAAAATATAGATAAGTATGAAAAATTTATCGGAACTGAGGCGAGTAGCTATATTAAAAACTTGTACACGACTCTCACAGGAGAACTCGATGCTAGGATTTCTAGTTTAAATACTAAAAAAGAAAGTATGACTAATGTCACTGATATAGCCGCTGTTGATGCTGAAATTGTACAATTAAATAAATCATTAATGGAGTTAGCTACAGGCGGTTTACCAATCACTACAATGGCAGTTAAGATAGCTGAATACGGACTAGCTGATGCCGCTCGTGAAGCTCAATCAATTGCCAAACAAAAGTTATCAATTGATTCATTAGTTGCTCCAGAAACATATAAAACTGTGACCTCTAAAAAATATGTCGAAACACAATTACCAACAGGAGAATTAGCACAAGGGTTTATAGATGTTGAGGAACAGGCTGTTGCAACATATCGTTTGACAACAGCGGCTGAAAAAAGAAGATTGAAACTAGAATCAGATATATCCAATATCGACGGTAAACAGACTGAAGATGATATTGCTAGAAAAATTGAACTCTATAATGCTACTGAAGAAGCAGCATTTATGACTGCTAAATATACAGCCGAATTATCGCTGTATAACGCTACAGCAACTCCTGCCAAAAAAACAGCACGAGACTTAGCTGAACAATTACGAGATATTGCTAATAATCAAGACCAGACGACTGAATCAGGTAGAGCTTATACTAAACAGTTACAAGATTTAGCGACTGAAAATTATAAAGCTGTTAGAAAAACAGCTTTTGATGAAGCTAAATATACTGCT